AAAGGGCTAAGAAATAGGGCAGCGATTCCGTCCACCGGGGCGCTGCAGACCGGCTCAATCAGGCTAGGAGTGAAAGCCTTGGACGCGTCCGAGTTTACTAACAATCAGGATCAAAGTCATGCCATTCTTGCGCCTCGTCTGGCTCATATCCTTGAGCATTGTAGGCATCCCAGCACTCATCACACATTCCGTTGTCATCTACAAAGCCCGGCTCTACAAGCTCGCCGCATTCAGTGCATTCAACAAACTCATCTTCCATAACTCCCCCTAGATAGAAGTAAACCATAAAGCTAATTCAATGCCGCCATATAAAGCAATGACGGCTGCTAAAGCTATCCACATCTCATTAGTATCAGTCATTATCCATCTCCATACTTCATTGCAATCTCTTGCCTCCAATCACTAACAGCAGATTCAAAGCACCAGCTGTGATAGTGCGCAAGGTCCCAGTCAGTAACCCATGGCATATCATCAGGCAAATCATCAGGCATTGTCTTAAGATCCTCGTCATGGTGGATTGTTTCGTCGCAGTAACTGCATTTGTGCCAGTGCATATCAGTACTCCCCCATCTTCCAGACGCGCAGCATACGCTTGCCATCATCAGTATATTCCTGTCGACAAGTAGGCTGTATACCATGTGCATACAGTGAAGACGCAAAAGACTTGCCTTCATAGTAAGGCAGTAAAACAGAGTCGCCATTGTTCATTTTGTTGGCTAACACCTGCCATTTGCCATATCCCTTTTCTCTATCTGGCACGGGTATTCCGCTTTCTATTTTCATTACAACGCCTCCAAGTCAGGTCGGTGAAACCAGAAGTCATCAAGCAAAGCATCGTGATTGAATAGCCTGGTGATTTCTTTTGGCGGAGTTTTTCCTGGCTGCAGCACCATTTCAACTTCTGCATACGGCGGGTTATCCCTGTCGCCTTTCTCATAGTAGATAACGACAAGCGCATCTACATCTGGATGATCCCAATGAATAGTAGTCATTGCTTTTCAGCCTCCAATTTGATTGTGTGTTTAATCCATTTAAGGTGCATTCCTGCAACGTCAAGCCCTGCTTGTCTGCCTCTATAAAACGCAGCCATTGCATTGTTGTAAGAATTGTTTTTTTCTTCGGGCGAAAGCTCGTCTATTTCTCGAAGCTCCTTGGCGTCATTATCGCAATATTGTCCAAGCTGCGTAGCGTGATGCTCAATAACCTCAATTACTTTATCCACGTTCAATAACATGACCAAATAACTCCTCTATTGTTCGATGAGATGAAATTCCGCTGAGATGCTTAGTCCCTTGCACTTCGTCAATGAACTGGTGCATTCCTTCTGCCGATGGCTTTTCGTCATTTACTGCACACCACGTAAAGTAAACAGCAACTAAAGACGCCGGGTAATACCGCTCTTGATTATCCATGCCTACTCTCCTGCTCTTCTAACAAGTAGTGAATGCAGCACTGAATATCTAGCTGAATCTGAGCAAGATTATCTGTCTTACTTTTCATCTTGCTGATATCAGCGTCCGCATTCTGAAGGTGCTTGATCGCAGTGCGTATGTAATTACTTCTATCAAACAGCACAACCGAATCTTTTGGCGTGGCTTGATACGGAAACAAACTACGCGCAGCAACCCGCACAACCTCTGGGTAAATCTCATTGTCATTGTGCGTATCAAGAACATGATCGCGCACAGCCTCACACTCTGCCTTAGTCAACTCAGGGCAGACCTTTCTTACATAATCAAAACTAAAATCAGACATTACTTTCTCCTTACATTGATTGAGGCGGGAATACCGGGCCCCGCACCCACTGGATCGGGCCCGGATTCCTGCCGATTGTTATGCAGCTTGCTCATACTTTCGCATCATGGTGAACTGCGACATACAATACTCAGCTGCTTTACGCGCAGCCGTCGATGCCGTCAATAGATAGTTAGCATCAGACTCAATCGCCTTCTGCCATGACTTTAGATAACTTGCGTGTTGCTTGATGTCATAGGTCACGCCAAGCTCTGCACATAGGAAGATACTGCCAAGCTCAGCGACAAGCTCCTCCTTGGCATAGTCCTCGCTGCCAAATCTGTTAAGTATCGGACGATCAAGCCGCTTGCTATGCCCAGTAGCATGGATGCACTCGTGATAAAACGTAGACTGATGCGCATCATCTGACTCAAACTGACCAGGCATCGGCATCTTTATCTTGTCTGACAGCGGCGAATAACATGGGTTGTAAGACTGATGGCTTTCAATCTCCACCTGCAAGGCATCTGCCATCTCATAAGGCCGCTCTAACTTTGTCGGACGCAGCTCTACTTCTGGCACTTCAATGCCGGTCTGCTCTATATTGAATACGTTGTACAGCTTGGCAAACTTGTAGAGCTTTTCAGGATCGTCCTTGTCTTTATTGCTACCATAGAAAACAGCAGGCGTGGCTTTCTGTCCTTTGACATTGCCGCCAAGATCCTGCACCTGCTTGTACGTCAGCCAGTAATTGCTTTTGTACTTATTAGCCCACGCTGAAATCATGGTGCTGATCTGGTTGACGCCACTATAAGGACGCTTGCTAAGCCAGTTGCAATGCGGGCCAGATTGTGATTGCCATGTCTTGCGCCATGTCACATCGTCATCCATAGCAGACAGCACCAGGTCAACTATTCTTTTGTACTTGCTCATAACTTACTCCTTGTGATTGAAAATAGGCTGCGAGTTACCCCGCAACCTTTGACAAACTTTACCAACCTTTGCAAACTTATGCAAACATTACCACCAACAATCGTAGTAAACGTGGTCGCCCTCCTTGATTGTTTGCTTTGCCCACTCACAAAACTTCAAGTCTTGTTCGTAGTATTCGTTAGCAGACTCGGCCTGGAATTGATGCCCATAGAAAAAACCGCCGCCAGATTTAGGCATTGATTTAGTAGTCACCATTACTTCCAGCGCAGTGATAGTGTCCATCGTCAACTTCACTGGATTGCAATTGAAAGTGCCATCAATCAAAGGCGTTAAGTACCCTCTTTCGATTTGGTTTTCAAAAAATGACTGAAGCTTTGCGTGCTTTCGCCAGTAAAACTCCTCGCCATGAGCACCTTTGATTTCAAACTGACCGTCATCGTTCTTCTCGACAGTCAACGGCTCTGGTGCGCTAAACGCATACTGATCAAGTCCCATTACGTGCCTCCTCCTTAGTCAGCGATTAATTGACCAAGCTCAGATAGCTCGGACTCTTTGATTGCAACTGTGTGATGATACCCATACGCACCCATCGACTCGCAAATGTCTTGCAAGTAAATAGGACGCAACCCTTCATCAATAGCTCGATTAAATGTCACCTCTGCTAAACGCCATCCAGCAGCGTCAATAATTTGATATGTATCTGACGTAACCATAACTAACTCCTTATTAACAATTGATTTTGCGGATGCTTTGAGGCATCACACGCGCGCGCTCACCCGCGCTGTCCAGCGGGTATAATGGCGCGCCGTGGGATCAAAGCGTCCGCGTCAAATCTCAACAACCAAATCGCCAAATCGCCATCGAGCGTCGTCCCGCGCTATCATGCCATCGTCCATTGATGCCGAAATAAACCAAATAAAACCCTCCAGCTAAAACAACCCGGCAAAATGAATAGAGAGTAGCAATAAAAAAAGGGACCCGAAGGCCCCTTGATGGTATTTAAGCTACCTTAGCCTTGCGAGGCTGACGTTTGGCTCTGACCTTCTCGTCATGCTCGGCCTCAGAACGCTCGTCCGGTCTAGTGTCAGCGTGCACTGCATCTCGGTTAGCAAAATCCGCTTCCTTACGATACTTCTCGATTAGGTGCGGATTATCGTACAAGCTCTCACCTTGCAGTTTATCCCGATACTCGATCTGACGCTGGATCTTCCAGTGATCCATCTTGCCGCAAACCGGATACTTCGGAGTGCCATTCTCCCAAGTCCCAGGATTCTGGTTGTAGAAACCACTGGCAGGGATCCTAGCCTTCGATCCGTCAGAGAACTCTAGAACCAGACTGCCCTGAAGGAATCGACCCTCTCGGATCATCTGGTTGCAAGAAAAATCTACGATCTCAGAATCAAACTGCTGTGCCAAAGTACGCTTACTCATAATTCACTCCTTAGTGAAAAGAAAGATTGAATGCTCCTTGCGGAACACCGTTCCCAACATCGGGAGGAAGCGACCCGCGCTTGCGCGGCCGCTTCTAAGCAGGTTGGGTCAAGCTCGCGGGGTTTGGACAAAATTTTCCCAGCGGAAGTATCGCTGGCAAATTTTGCCGAAGGCCGCCGCTTGACGCAGACTGCGCTCCCGATATGCCGATGGTAGCTTTGGAGCGCGGAGATTTGTCCCCGCTGAAATAAATAGCCATCATCAGATTTCGCCGGGTGTGTAGTGAAATCTGATAGGCATTCGGCGGGGACAAAGATCACGCTACATTGCGAGGACTTGCTCGGATCAGAATCTGCCCACCTTTACGCGAGATCTGTCGCAATAGCTAGGGTTATCGAGCCGATCTACTTCGGTTGTCTTTGCGGACAAAAGCGCGACTTGTCGCCGCTTTGCAAAGGCAATCCGCACACGCGACAGAGCCTTGAGTGGCAACTCGCGTAATGGTGGAGAGGCAGATTCGGATGACAGATTTTGACCCTGGTTTTGACGATATAGGGTCCTTCCTAGACTCTCACACTGACTCATCTACAACCACCTGTGTGGTATACCGTGATACCAATAGGATCTACCTGTATCAATGTACTCGGCTACTCAAGAGTCTTATTAACCATCAGGATTAACGGTGGGACAATTGACACGGGGGGAGGGGGGACTGCGATGTTGAATGTATGGAGTTGCCCCCCAGATACAAAAAAGGGTGAAATTAGAAAAAAGAAAAGGATAGATTAGTCCTTGAAATATCTATCTAAAGCGTGCATTGTGTTAGAAGAAAAAGTAATATCAAAAGATTATTTGAAATCCAGTGGATTTATCTATAGGATAGGGGGGGTCGGAGGGCTTAATGGCCCTTTTAAAATTTTAGGGATCTATCGAAATGAAAGACAAAGACCATACGGTGTCGTATACGTCTATTGATTACCATTCAATGTGCGAGAAATCCAAGGATCGGATTAAAAAGATGCAGAAAGAGGGCTTTCAGACGCCCTATGATCCTAAAGAAACCCCAGAAGAAGTAGGGGAATCTAATGGTTACTCAATCATTATGTTGGGAAAGCATGGATAATCCAGTAGAACCCCGGACCCAGAAGTCCGGAAGGCCCAAAAAAACAGATCTAGCAGCTAATTCCCCTAAAGGCAGAGGTAAAGTAGGGCGACCAAAGGGCGATGCAGCGATTATTAACGAGTATAAGTCCAGAATGCTGGCCTCTCCACGCTCTAAAAAGGTGCTGGATACTATATTTGAGGCGGCTTTAGACCATGATCACAAGAATCAGGCAGCTGCATGGAAGCTGGTAATGGATCGTATTCTTCCTGTTGCTGCATTTGAAAAGGACATCATTAAAGATGCCGGAAGAAGTGCGATACAGATTAATATCACTGGGGTTGGAAGCACGACTATTACTGATGGCTCTCAACCGGGAGAGGAAATTGATGGAGAGGCAGTGGATGTCACAGGATAAACTAGATGAGGTTCTAGCAGAGGTGCTAGGTTACGTAACTAGAGTAGGTGACGCTACCAGTCAACTTATTAACGTAGCTATTCTTTTTGGAGACAACGCTAACGAATCTGTATCAGGGAGAAGCCACAGGCTTAAGAATAAACACAAGGCTTGGGGCTGGCTTAATTCCTTTATTGATTTTGCGTTTGACGAGAATCACTGTGAGCGCTCGTACTTAAACGATGTGGCTAGGGCCGCTAAAACACTAAACGAAGCCAAGCCAAAAAAGAAATCCACTAAGAAAGGAGAAGCATAATGCCAGCGAATTTTAACTGGAGCGGCGAAAACACTTATCAGCTAGGAAGATCGGCAGGAATTAGTGAGCAAGAAGTTAAAGATACCATTGCTAACGAAGTTCAAGGCAAAGCAACAGATGAACAAAAAGGATATATTGATAAGTGGTCTAAAGATAAAGCCATGAACGGGCGGATCTATAACCAAGCCATAAACAGGTATAAAAAGTACTGGGAAGAAAACTATACTCCTGAAGGCTTTGCCATGGGCGGCTATGTTGAAAGTTACGAGGAAGGCGGTGAAGTAGAAGGAGAAGGCACAGGCACTTCAGACTCTATTGACGCTAAGCTGTCTGATGGTGAGTTTGTGTTTACTGCTAAGGCCGTAGAAGTAATCGGAGCAGACAATCTCCAGAAGATTATGGAAGAAGCAGAGAAGCAGTACGACGAGCGCACCTCTTTGTCACAAGCCCGTAGTATGTTTGGGAAGTTTCTGAAGGGGTGAGACACTTCAAATTGTCAGAGTTTGACTGTACGCACACAGGTGAAAACCGCATGGAACCTGAGTTTTTAGAAAAGTTAGACAACCTCAGAGACTACTGCGGCTTTCCTTTTGTTATTACCAGCGGATACAGAAGCCCTAGTCACCCGTTAGAGGCGGTAAAAGAGATTCCGGGGACTCACGCGCAAGGCATAGCAGCAGATATTAAGATGACTAATTCTGCTCATCGGTATTCGTTAATAAAAGCAGCCTTAGATCACGGTTTTACTGGCATAGGGATCGCTGGTACTTTTATTCACCTAGATACTCGGGGCACTGCACCCGTAGTGTGGACTTACTAACTATGTTGTACACAAGAAATACTAACGTTACAACTACAGATGTAGCCACTATGGTTACTGTTCCTAATGGTTACGTAGCGTACTGGAATATGCTCTTTATTAGTAATCTAGGTGGCTCTACTAACGGTGCTGGAATCTACGTAGACAAAGCTGACGGAACCCGTGTAGATATTTTAGGCGGTGGTAACGTATCAGCTAAAGACTTTTTGTTAATTGACGGTAACGCAGTGTTTGTTCTTCAAGCGGGTGACGCTATCAAGGCGTACACAACATCAGCAGGAGACATGGAGTTTGTTGTAACGTTTGACTTAATAGAGCAAGCCCCAACCTTTGTAAACTTTAACGGGAGTTAACATGAGACTAGCTTTATTAGCGGTACTTGTATTTTTAACAGGGTGTGCATCAAGCACTTCTCAGTACTACGATGCAGTACAAAAGACTGCGGAGGCTAACGCAAGAGCAGTACAGGCTAAGTTTGAGGCTTTGTCTAAGATTGCATCTAGTGGCGACGGACAGGCTGCTAGTGCTGCTGTAATGGCTTTGGCGCTTACAAGCACTCCTAACGCTCAACCGCTTCCACAGCAGTCTGAGGCTATTCAATGGGCGTCTGTATTAGCGTCTCCTGTGACTTCTCTTGGCATGATGTGGATGCAGTCAGACTCGGCTAAGACTATGGCTCGTTACAATAGCAAGGTTGATATTGCTAGGGTGACTGCTGACGCACAAACTGAGCAGGCACTGTACGGAAGCTTTGCTGATATTTCTAGCGCAGGCTTTACCGCTATGGGTAACGTAGACTACACGCCCTTTGTTAACGGCATGGTTGATCTAGGCACGGCAGGAATTAACGGTGCTGTAACGCTAGGCACTGCTGGGTTTGAATCTAACGTGACTCTAGGCACTGCGGGCTTTGATGCTTTAGTAGAAACAAATGCGAGCAACAACTCTTTGTACAGCTCTGTTTGGTCTGATTACACAGCGTCTATCCAAAACATCATGGCTAACGTGCCTAATGTAATTTGTTCAGTAACCAGTGACGGAGCAGGCGGAACGACTGTAACCTGTGACTGATCTCAATGTACAACTGTTGCCTTGGCAGCAGGAAGTCTACTCTGATCCTACACGGTTCAAAGTAGTAGCGGCAGGGCGACGAACAGGGAAGTCTCGTCTTGCTGCATGGATGCTCATTATTAATGCGCTCCAGACCGATAAAGGTCAAGTTTTTTACGTTGCGCCTACGCAGGGACAAGCCCGTGACATTATGTGGCAAACCCTGCTAGAGCTAGGACACCCTGTGATTGCAGGATCACATATTAATAATCTGCAGATCAGGTTGGTCAACGGAGCCACGATTAGTCTCAAGGGCGCTGATAGACCTGAGACAATGCGTGGCGTGTCCTTGAAGTTTCTTGTGATGGACGAGTACGCAGACATGAAGCCTGAGGTATGGGAGCAAATCCTCCGTCCAGCACTTGCAGACCAGAAAGGGCAGGCAATGTTTATAGGTACGCCTATGGGCAGAAACCATTTTTACGAATTGTACAAGTACGCAGAGCTAGGGTCAGACGAAACGTACAAAGGGTGGCACTTTACGTCTTACGATAACCCTTTGCTGGACTCAGAAGAAATTGACATGGCTAAAAAGTCTATGTCGTCTTATGCGTTTCGCCAGGAGTTTATGGCGTCGTTTGAAGCCAGAGGCTCTGAGATGTTTAAAGAAGACTGGGTGCAGTTTGGAGAGGAACCAGAAGCAGGTGATTATTACATAGCTGTTGACTTGGCTGGCTTTGAAGAAGTAAACAAGAAACGGACAAAGAATACTAAGCTCGATGAAACAGCAATCTCTATTGTTAAAGTTAGTCCTGATGGTTGGTACGTTGATAACATTATATATGGGCGGTGGAGCCTTGACGAGACTGCCTCCAAGATATTTCAGGCCGTCAGAGACTACAGGCCAATTAGCGTTGGTATTGAAAGAGGAATAGCAAAGCAGGCAGTAATGTCTCCGCTAACAGATTTAATGAAGCGTTACGGGCGGTTTTTTAGAGTAGAGGAGTTAACTCACGGCAACAAGAAAAAGACTGACAGAGTTATGTGGGCGCTTCAAGGTCGCTTTGAAAACGGCTTTGTAACACTAAACAAAGGAGAGTGGAACAGTCGATTCTTGGATCAGTTGTTTCAGTTTCCAGATCCATTAACTCACGATGACTTGGTTGACGCACTGGCTTACGTAGATCAGTTGGCGCAAGTAGCGTACCACTATGATTTTGAGGTTGACAATCACGAAGTTATGGACGTTGTAGCAGGATACTAATATGGCAGAAGAAACTTTTAAAGATAAATTCTATAAACTTATAGAAGAGTATAAAGCAACTGATGAAGAGTCTGCTGCTGAATTTAAAGAAGGTGATTTCAGATGGGGCGAAACAAAACTTAGCGAAGACTCTCCCACGGGAAAGCCAAAAATTTATATAAACCATAAAAAATTTAAAAATGACCCAAATACCGGAA